CATTCAGCTCATAGCTGTCGTTTGTCAGGGCCTTTCTCTCATTACGCAAAAACGTCTTAGCTCCAATCTTGATGATGTCTCCATCCATCCCGATGATGGTCTCTTTAGGATCCTCTACAATTGGATTTCCATACTTGTCAAAGAAACCTTCAAGTGCCTCGTATGCGGGGATGAATACCTTATAGAGTCCAGATTTGGTCCTATCGTTATCGTTTCTATCTTTGGGGTCCGAGTTGTAGTACAGATCTCTGTACTGACGACCCCCCTGGTCCAATGGGTTTACTGTAGACCCGACAAGAGCCTTTCCAATAATCTTGCGGCCAATAAGGAGGCAGGTCCTATGTATTCTCCAAGACTCACGTATGTCGCTGGGCTTGAGCCACTTACCAGCCTCATCGAAGAATAATAGATGTGTCTTAGAGCCGTCATATGCGTTGTTGGTTGTATTCTTCCAGTTAATTATAGTGTCGAGTGCCTCTCCACGCTGAGAGGTCTTGTTTGTCTTTGTGATGCGTTTTGCCGGCTCACGGAACGCCAACTCCACACGTGGATTTGTGGTACCATCTTGTATAGGCTTGAAGAAGAATGGATAGGACCTAAAGATAGGAACTACTTTCGACATAAATACAGCCTCCTGTGCGTCAGTTCCAGTCTTGGACATAACACCAAGTAGCTTCTCTTTTACCTGAGTTGCTTCGTCTGTGATGATCGAGCTGCACATATTTGTGTAGCCGGAACGCCTGCATTTCACGTAAATCTGTCCCATACACCTAGGATCAACCTCGCAGGCCATCTGGTGCAGGAACAGCCTACGCTGAAACTCTAGGTACGATGGGTACCCGATGTCTATCCTAGACCACTGCAGAAACATATAGTGGTGTCCTGTGATGTAGGTAGGTTCTCCGTTGTTCATAAACCACACCCCATTCCTTCTGCGATCAAACTCCTTATCAATAATAGGAGAGTAGCGCAGTTGAAACTCACGAGGTGTCTCGTACCACTCGTCCATAGACTTGATGGAAAGAAGATCCTTGGGTAGTTCTATACGCCTCCACATTTGGTCAGCCTTCTTCATATCGCTGAACAAGATGTCTTTCTTGTCCGGTTGCCTTGGAATCTGTATGGTTAGGTCGAACAGCTCTATGATTTCTCCAGCAGAGTTGTCTGGACATATGTTTATTATAGTCTCCTTGTCTACGACCTTCAGTCCAGCCATTATCCTTTTATTTTGCGCTCGGCAAAGCCGGCCTTAAAGTCTCTTTCCTCAGATACCTCATCGTTGTCTTCAAGTGAGCGAATAAGCTCTTCAAGTCGCTGCCTCTCCTGAATCAATTCACGTGCGTCAATAACAGACTGCTTGATAGCACTAAGCTCTGCCTTCCTGGGTGAACCTGTAAGTTCCGGGTCTACAGGCTTACGGATCTCATCGATTAGCCCATTGATTGCCTGCTCCATAGAAGACAACAGCCTACGTGCCGCATCTACCGTGGTGAATTTACTTGATGGCGCTTTCATCTGTGACAAACATCAGGTGATTAAACATCATACGCCACACCTTCTTTCCGTCTACATCCATAGAGTAGTCAGCATTCTTCTCGAAGCGCACGATATCTCCCTTGTATACTCCGTTCTCGTTTAGGAATGGAGAATCTGACCACACTCGGCCAAACTCATTTACTACCTCTTCTGTCTGGATGATTTCAATGATGTCACTCTTAGTCTTGCTAGGCTGTTCTACTGGCTCTACAAATACCCAGTCTGTCATCATATGGATGGTTCCTGTGTCTTTCTTCTTGTAGGCGTAGCACTGCGTCCCAAATCCACCTTCAGGGTTGTATACCACCTTGTACAAGTGCTTCTCTCTGTCGATGCACTGCGCTCCGTTGTAGTCCATTACGTGGTGGTGAATGAACAGCATATCCCCAACCTCGGCACCAGTCTGATACTTTAGTGGTACTGCTACGATTTCAGCGTAGTTAATGCGGTGCTCAAACTCGTTGAACTTAGTTTCCAAGTAGATTTCCTGCCCTCCGATTGTTGTTGTGTCTTTTACACGTTTAGGTAAATAGACGATAAAGTCATATAGTGGTTTCATTCCAGTAAGTAAATTAAATTTGTTTTTTTCTAGAAGTTGCAGTCGAACTCGACCACTACAGGCATACCCTCGATACGCTTCCAGATCATCTGAGCACCATCCTCGTCTTGGATGTAGATGGCATATCTGCGTTCGTTGTGCATATGCAGGTACTTGTCGTCGAGTACAATTGCGGACACGGTATGTGCCCCAGCTTTCTGGCCGATATAGTAGGCCATCGCCTTCATCGGATCTGGCCCGATGACGATCTTTCTGATGATTTCCATAACGTTGTTTTTAATTAATGTCTAACTTGTCGATGTCGGTAAAGTCAATCCTGCTGTCTTCGCTTGACTCAACAGCGTCCACAACTAGGTCAAGCATATCTGCAATTACCTCTACGTTGTTATTTGACAGCTCGATATAGGCTTGTCCCTTATCGGAACCTGTCTTCTGGTAGGATACAACTACGAGCATCTCTACCTCATCGCCCATACCTGATTCTTCAATTCTGTTCTTCAGTTCCTGGTTCTGCTCGTTTACAAACATAAACAGATCCGTGTAGTCTTTAAATTTCATATTGATGTATTAAGCGTATGATGCAATTAGCTTAACGTCTGCTCTAAAACGTCCTGTCTCTCCAGATGTATTGTTGATGGTAAAATTAACTATACCTGCTCCATTTGAATACCATCTAAATGAAAAACCACCACTGCCTGCTGGCTGGTTCCAACCTACGCCTTGGTAGTAGTAAATTTCTTCTGCACCAGGCACAGCTGTAAAGCCTACGCTGTCAAAGAATGTAGTACATCTTCCAATTCTAAACTTTGAATTTGAATCGTTATACAGTACATACTCGATAATTGCGCCCTTATAGAATCCAGATGCGTTGTCGATGGTAATCATTGTCTGAACACCACCTCCAGTTGCAGATCCAAATGATAGGGCTAGGTTCTGTACCTCTGCCTCTCCGCTAAAGTTCTGCGAACCTGATGTCTTGTAGATAGTTGCAGAGTAGGATGAGGACTCTTTTACGGCACTTGTGATACCAGAGAATCTTACGGTACGAGCTCCTGCGTTTCCACTCAGTGAGAAGTCTGTACTTCCACCAAATACTCCAGCATTATTGAACTGGATGTTTCCCTGAGCTCCACCGGGAGGAGTTGACACCTCGTCTGCGATGTGGGCTGTAAGTTCTGCGATAGTAGTATACCCAAATTCAGCAGTTGAATCTGTATACAAACCGATATATGGGTTAGTAGTCAAGTCCAGCATACCACCAGACCAGTTATTCATAGCCTCTAGAGAGAAGGTACCAGTAAGTGAATCGTACAGGATAGGCGTTACTGCAGTGAATACGGGGTCGTCAGAGAAGTACTGGCGTAGTGTCTCGATAGAGATACCCTTATATTGCGTGGCAGAGGTATCGTAGATAAGGAGGCCATCGTTCTGGCTGATTTCGTCAAAGGCTAGCTGCGACAGAACACCAGTAGACAGCAAACTTACTACGTTAGCTGTGTAGTTGATTGGAGATGCGGCGCTGAAGATAGCGTTGGAAGAAAATGCGTTAGCTCCAAGCTCTCTGGTGACGAGTTTATTGGTACCATCGATAAAGATTCCAGTAAGCTCTGCGTTATCTACAGATGGGGCTGTGGTAAAATACTGGTCACCATTCACCTCGATGGAGGTTGTGCCAAGCTTTAGTGCGGAGTCGTTTCCAAGTCCGTCCTCGATTGTCTGCCTGGTAGATGACAGGGTAGATGTCTCTGTCTTCAACAGCTTCGTGTAGCCGTCTTTTACCCTTACTGAAGTTAAGCTCGCCATTATCTCGTATTTTTGTACAAATATATGAAATTAAGTATGAAGCGTTTTCGTAAACACCCTTCCAAGAAGTTCCGAGAGTTCTCTAAAGCAGACCCTGAGAAGATTGGAGTGAGCTACTGCAGTAACCTTGCATCGGCTGTTGGTGACTACCGTGATGATCGAAAGCTGTCCTTTGCCCACATAGCCTTTATGTTGTGGGCGTATGAGTACGAGTTCTTCACCATCCCCTACGCATCTAAGCGTTCTGGTTTCTCTGAGAGCTATATACGTGGAAAGGTTCTGCCTACCATACGTGCATACGGACTTATAGATATTATGTACAGCAGGAGAAATGAGGGCATCACTATGGAGCAGCTGGCTATGCGTAACATCGAAAAAGAGGTGTACAGCAATCGGTACTCCTTGACTCAGAAGGGTAAGTTACACGTGCAGGACTTCTACAAGAAACTGGAGGGCAAGTCCGCCATCAAGAGAAAGAAGTACTGGCTGATAGGTGGGCAGATTGTAGACCCACAGAGATAGCCTACTTCTTACTCCGGTTCCTCTTCGCAGATATAAACTTAGCCTCATCGTGGTCGTAGTCTAAACCGTCACCATTGCCGTAGGTACCTGCCTTTCTATTCATCTTATTCAAGAACGCTCTGTACTTCTTACGCTCCTCTGACTTGTTATACTCACGCTGGTACTCTCTGCGCTTCTCCGCAGCTTCTGGGTTCTCCTTGTAGTACTTGGAGGTCTTACTTACTTTCATTTTTAATTTTCTTTTCAGCTTCTAACATAGCCTTAGTAGGCTTCTTTCCAGAGCCCTTGTTAGCACGGATATTATCCCACAGCCCTCTCTTTGAGTAGGTGCCGTCTGCTCTTTTGATTAGTTTCATTGGTGCTTCTCTTTGATCCTGAACGATGCCTCTAGGCTAGCTCCCTCGTGGGGGACGAACTTGCCCTCGTGCTTCATTAGGAAGTAACGGCCCTTCTCGGACATCCAGTGGTATCCCTCTGGTGCCGTTACCATCATCTTGTTATTCTTCTTGGTGATCTTCATTCCTCCTCGGAGTAGTAGCAGGCTTTGATCTTGTAGTGGGTAGGCTGTTCTTTTCCTACTTTAACTGCAGCCATCACTTGCTTGACAGCTTCATCCAGGGTCATAGCCTTCACTTCTACCATACGGCCAGACTCCATATAGCCTCCTTCGTTGTACTTCTTGATCTTCATTTCTTCATCATTTTAAAGTCCTTACCCGTGATCTTACCATCCTGGTCCTTGTCCATCTTTACCTGACCACCTGTGAGGTATTTCTTCATCATACCGCCCATACCATACTTGGGCATCATCTTACCCCCTGCGGAGTATTTCTTATTGCACTTCATAACTTACTTCTTTTTAGCTTTTTTCATAATCTTAAACGCCTGCTTTCTCAGGTACTTCGCCTCTGCGCTAGGTCCATCTCCTGATGGAAACATAGCCTGCACGAGTGGATCGTATCTGTCGTGCTTCATAGGATCGTATGCTGCCTCTTTAGGCTTTCCTGCAAACGTGTCCTGGTAGTAGTTGATAACAGACTTCATCTGCTCAGGGTCTCTCTGGTACTTCTTGTTAGAGGCCGGTGACTTCACCTTCAGGTCTTCTGAGAACGCCATAATCTCGGTAGGGATATTGGGTGTGCGTTTCACCATAGGTGACTTAGCTCCCTTCTTTACGGTTTTCATTTCTTCTTTGCGTTAGTGCGTTCTAATCGTTTCATAGCGTATCCAAAAGCCTTCTGTGAGTTGATCTCACGTCTAGTGGCGTATGTATCTCTCTTGCTTAGTGTACGGTCTTTCAGCGCCTGCTCACGTGGTGAGGCATCTGAAGCTGTTCCTCTCCTGATGTACCGTATATCTTGGTTTAGATTCTTCTTGCTGGTCTTGTACATATAGTTCTTATCACCAGACTTGTAGGAGACATCCGCCCCCTTCTTGCACTTAGGATCTTCTCCAACCATACAGGTAGAGGTAGATTGATCTCCAGAGTCTCTTCTGTCCTTATATATAGCCTTCATAGTGGCGCTGATCTCTGGACTCTTTCTCTGGGAATTTTTCTTGTTCTCTTCTATCTTGGCGATGGTCTTTTTCAGCTTCTTCTCACGTGCCAGTCTCTCTGTCTTGAACTTGTCAAAGACCTCACCTGAGTACAGCTCTGAACCAGATCCCATATTAAGTGTCGTGGTCTCTTTCTCAGTCGGAGCTACCTTGTCCCACGTCTTATCTCTCTGGAGCGTTTCCTTAACAACTTCCATATTGGGGTTGTTAATCATCTCCTTAGCTTCCTTGCGTGAAACACCCTTCTTAGCGAAAGCGTATCTGATGCCTTTTACCTTTGGCTTGTTAGTCATTTCATACGGGTGTTATACTTTCTACGCATCTTCTGATTGTAGGACACTAGGTCGTTAAAAGTACGCCTTGTATTGCCTTCCTTGTTTCTTTCTACAGCAGCCTGTGCCATAAACTTCTCCCCCTCTGTAGCATTGGAGGCTGTTCCCCTTCTGACAACCTTGATGTCTTTTCTCTCCTGAGCTCTAGCTGCCCTAGATCTATACTTTGTCGGGAGGCTTATATCTACCCCGATCTCGTTTATAGTCAGTTTAGCAGGCTTACGTTTGTTTAGGCGCTCCTCTTGGAATGCCTTAAAGTCCTCTACAGTCTTTCCAGTGGGTCTTTCCACATACTCTCCCCTTCTGGTTTTCATCTGGGCGAGCTTCTCCTGGTCAGCAGCACGAAGCATATCCTTAGCCTCAGACCTGGATACACCCTTCTTAGCTAGGGCGTACCTGAGTCCAGATACTTTAGGAGTCTTGTTCGTCTTCATAACTTGTCTTTAGAGATACAAATATACATACTTTTGAGACTTGTAAGGGACTCTATGGGGTGATAGATAAAATCTATTAAGATACCCTTTGTGATAGATTTTCTTTAAAGCGTACTTGCATATATCATTTTTTTCTTGTAACTTAGCAGCGTCATAGGACGTAAGTAAGATGCCGAACACGTCCACACGCTTCCCCGCTTAACAGTTGCATCGCACTGCCAACACGCATAGAGCACAGCGCAGGGGCCCCCAAGCCCCCTAGCCAAGCGATACTGACGACACTACTAAGGAGGTTATGGGGATGCTGTATACTCCGCCCTGAGATCTTCATTGTATCCCATAAAATGACAGATTTCATAACATAATTCCGAACATACCCGAATTACTTCCCAAAATTCGACAGATTCATCAAGGTACAATTTGTGGAACATATGAGGGGGGGGGTGATTAACCTGTGGATTGCATAGAGTTCAAAGTAGGGTGGGGATAATATATATATTTCACACGCTCCGACCGCAACACCGAAACGAAATTCTGAACCCAACCCCCCTTGAACAGCGTCAAAATGCGTGTGGTTTTTGGCGTTTTTGATATGCTTGTTACAGCAGTTAATTGAAGTAGTAGTTTAAGTTTGTGATGGTTTTTTGGAGGAGGAGGAGAGGGACAATCCCCTTCCCCCTTTTCCTTCCCCTTTCCTACCCTATTTACCCTCCTATACATAAAGGCATTACATACCTTCCCATTGCCCCCGTTCCTGGAACGTATGTTTTTGGGCACGTTCTGCCGTGCTGTTGTGCAATTCTGCCCTGCTGTAAACTTTTTTTCGTCCGTAAACCCTTGATTTTGTTGGGGTTTCCGAGCGAGTTGCGATTTTCCGTAAAAATAATTCTTGCATATCCGAATTGATGCCGTAAGTTTGCAATGTCAAACAACAACAACAAACCCCCTAAACAAAACACGCTATGAAAATTCAAGACCTTCAGAACTACGCCACCGCAAAGGGTATGAACTTTAGCCTGCTGACCAACGAGTTCGGTGAGCAGTATGCCGGCATTGAGTGGAAAAACAAGTACGTTTGGTACTGGTTCCGTGATGCAGTAGATTACACGCTGTTCACCGAGCGTTACTCACAAAACACAGGCCGCTCACAAGGCGCAGGAGTACGAACCGCTTGGCGTGCCGCTTGGAAAATTGAGCAGGCTGTTGAGGAGTTCACCAAAGGTTAACTGACGAGGATTGAATATCCGAAACGGGCGAAAGCCCGTCTTAACCAACACCTAAAAACACACGTTATGAGCATTCACAAATTTGTAATCAAGTTCAGCAACCGCAAGAACAACAAATGCGTCAGTTTAATTGGTTACTTAAATGAGACAGGGTGGGGATTCTGCCAGTACGGCTCCTTCCGAAGTGAGCACGAAAGCAAGTACATCAATAGCACAGCGGAATTTATGTCGGCACTTGAAAAGTACCTATGCAATCCAAGCCTAATGATTTACAGCGTTCAAGTGGACGGCAATTTGCCTACAAAATTTCAGTATTGGAATGCCGAAGGAACCCAGCAGGCACGTCAGGTTGTGGCTGAACTAATCGCAAAGGTTAACTGATGAGTCCTAATTGGACGAAACGGGCGAAAGCCCGTCTTAACCAAAGCACTAAAAAAACACGTTATGAAAAACTACAAAGAAGGAAACGTTTACCACCTGAACGGAGTTTACGATGGGTACAAAGTAACGTTCAAACAGCACCCTGAAGGATTTTACGAAGCATATTCCAACGGACACCTCGGAGGCGCAACGTATTTCGGAACACTTGAGGAAGTAGAAAATTTCTACAACGACTGGATGGCCGAATTGAACGCAAAAGGTTAACTGACGAGGCTTAAGTAGCCGAAACCCCTTCGGGGGTATTAACCAAAGCACTAAAAACACTATCAAAATGAAATCATTTATCTTAACTACCGGCAAAATTGTAAAAGCGCAAAGCCGCTTGGATGCCCTTAAATCTCAAGACCTGTTCATCTACTGGAAAGGCAACAAGCCTTATGGCCTTGAATACTACGGGGCAAAGAATGAAATCTACGCCAAACTTGTAAAGTAATCTTAAAACACTACCAAAATGAAAACAAAGCAAACCTACTACTTTTGGGTACACAACGGAGAGAAGTACGTTATCGTTGACGAAGTAATTTGCTCCCAACCTTGGCGAACCAACATATACAAATATATTGAGGATTCCTTTAATAAAGGCGTTATCTCTGAATTTGGCTACACCTACGACAAAGAAACCATCAAGTAAAAAGGTTAACTGAAGAGGATTGAATATCCGAAACCTGCTCCGGCAGGTCTTAACCAAAAAAGTTAAAGAATGAAAGCACACACCATCACCCACAACGGCAAGACCTTCTATGCTGTTCACGCCTTTTGGCCTGCCCGTTACCTGAAATCTTGGGCACTACTTGACAACGAGGAATTGAAGACCAACAGCACTACGCTGTACTTCCGCACCAAGACCGCCCTTGTCCAACACGTTGAAAATAACTTCTAATTAAAACAAAATGAAAACAAAAGAATTTAACCGCATTGTAGACCTGATGGAGGAATTGAACTACGCCATCCTTGAGTATCAAGAAAAGGAGGATAGCGTAATCACCGAAAAGGTAATTGACCTTGCCCAAATGAAGCACGAAGCAACGGAATTGCAGGGCACTATTTTGTCTGCCGCAATCTCACTTGCGGAAGCCGGTGAAGCAACCAAGTGGGCACGTAAATGCTCCATCACAGGCCAAGGTATGAACGAGGGATGGTACTGCGAAGACCTTGGTACCTACTTCAAGTACGAAGACGATGCCCTGAATTTTGCACAGGAACATACCTACGCAGACCTTGAATGCGCCTATGCCGATGAGTTTATGTACTGGACGCAATGGGAGGATGACTCTGACTTTGAGTACGTTCAGGTTGGCCCAAAAGTTTGGGCGCTACTTGACTTTGAAGTTTATTAAAAAAAACTTGCACAGGTAAGAATTAGTAACTACATTTGACAAATCAAAATAATTCAAACAATAAAACAAAATAAAATGTTTAACAAGCACACCTGGGTTCAAGAGGAGCGAGACACCCTCCTTGAATATGCAAAAGACGGAGCAACACACGATGAGTTGCACGACCAGTTAATGTCAGACATCGATACGGCCTGCATCTACTATGCGGACTGCTTTGACATCATTAAAACATTAAGATTTACCGACTGGTCAAAGGCCGAGTTTGAGGTCAAGAATGTTACTGAAGCGGCATACTGCGCTCTTTATGAGTTGTCAAATGAGTGCATCGACATCGATGCAATCCTTAAAGAATCAGGAAATGCAGGAGCAACCAACGAACAAAAAACAAACAATTAAACAAAATGGAAAACACAAGAAAAATCATTGACCGCCTAAACGCTATGGAAGACCAAAGCGAATTTTACTACGGAGTGTTCTGCGTTGCAGACCGGATGCAGGCAAACGGCTACGAAGTAGAGGCATTGGACGAGTTCTTTTTTGACGCTAAAAATGAGTACACGGCGTTCTTATTGAGCGAGTTCAACGTGGACACAAAGAGCGAACTTGACTGCATTGATGACTATTTTTTTAACAAGTAATTCAAACCACTATGAAACCATCTATCATTTTAGTCCGGACAGCCATCGCCCTGATGCTGTTGCTTACCGCCCGCTTCTTGGAAGCCTACGAGTACGGACAGGCCATCATCTGCACCTTTATCACCTTTGTACTATGCTTGGCGGACGTGCAAATTGAAATCATTTACGAACAAAAAAACAAATTAAACAAGTAAACAAAATGGAAAACGAAAAACTTAATCAAATGATTCAGGCCGCTATTGAGTGGGCTGGAAATGTTAACGGGAAGCAGGGGTTGTTTGACATATCTTATGCTATGGGACTTGACGAAACGCATTGTTCCGGCTGCGAAGATGATACCCCGCACTTTGACAAATGCTGTGTTGTTTGCGGCCAGTACAACGAGCAAATGATTCAGGCCGATAAAGTTACTTTTTGGAGAGTTACCGAAATTGATTGGGACACTGATGGGAACTTTATTGCCCACCTACCTACGGAAAGGACAATTATGCTTCACGAAGGCCAAGATGAAGACGATATTGCCGATATTTTGAGCGATAATTATGGATGGTTCATAAACTCCTTTAAATCCGAACAAATTGAAATGCCAACTAAATAAGTAAACAAAATGAAAACACAAATCACCAACCAAGACCTGTTTAATGCAAAGCAAGTACAGGTTGACATCCACAACACAGGCAAGTCCTACAACGTATCCGTATCTTGGGTTGAAGAAGGGCAGAACCTACGCCAAGAGTGGGACGGAGAGTTTGGTCGCAACGACTTCTTGAATGAGTTTGGCTTCCAATTAGTGTCAGACCACGAAGCAGAAGAAGAAGAGTTGGTTACAATTTGGACTTACTACCACGGAACCGAAGCCGGTGCTATTGACTTCTTGGAGGAATGGTATGAACTACTTGGAACGGAGCCGGAAGGTAGTTTGACGAGCAATGGCTTCGGAGAAGAAGCGTGGTACTTTACTGCTGAAATTCCTAAATCGCTCGTGGAAAAATTAAATCTTGAAGAAGATTGGTTTGTAAAATAATTCAAATAAAAAATAAACTATGAAAATCTACATCCTCCACGAGGCGCACTCACTATGCGACTACAACGACCACGAGGCGTTCACCGAATACGAGGACGCAAGGGGATTGTTCGAGCAAATAAAGGCTTCGGTTGAGGCAAGGGAGCAAATCGAAGAAGTATACTCCGATGAGAACGATGAGTACTACGTTCAGGTGGACGGGGACAGCATCCGCCTCTACATCACGGAGCACCAGTTGTAAACAAAAATTTAACTAACAAAAAAACAAGTAAAAAAATGGGACGTTCAGTAAGTTACCTACCAAACGCACAGGCCGTTGTCTACTTCCAATTTGATGAAGAAGAACACGTCTTGTTTGACTACCTAATTGAGGACATACAGGAGCACGTTATCGGCCTGTACCCAAAGTTTGAAACCACCGATGAGTGGGTCGGAGAGAACAACGTAATCCTCCGGGATGGAGTTGTTGAAATCGCCATCGCAGAGTACTGCGGAGTTGTGTCCCTGTCTACACGTATGGATGAAACCGATACAGCATACCTATCAAGCAAGGAGACACTTGCCTTGGAAGAAGATGCTGTTGAATGGATTGACAAGCACTTCAGCCGTGCGGTTAAACCTTGGGCGCAGATGAAGAAGATAGGGTCTTTCAGTAACGGAGAAGCGGTATATGAACAGGTATTGGGCTCTTGACCGGATGGATAAAATTCTTGAGCACCTAACGCATCAAGAAATCTTTGAACTAATTGAAAACAAACTAAACTTAAAAATTCACGTTATGCTTACCACCGAAGAAAAAGTAAACAAGGTTACCAAGGGATTGAGCGAGGATATGAAACGCAGAGCCGTACACCATATCACGCAGGAACTATTCACGTCCCGCAACTGGAACCGGGATGGCTATATGTACGATGGAGTGTTCTTCTCCAACGATGAGTACAATGCTGTTCACGATATGTGCATACCACGAACTGCCGCACTTGGGAACTAATGGCGAAGTTAACCTACAGCCAGCCAAAGACCGCATACATTGAGTGCGACCTCGGAGACCTTGACGAGTACCTGTACAGGCACAGGTCAAAGTACGGAGTGGAAACGGCAGATGGCCTTGAAATCTTCTGCGACAAACACTTTGAGTATGACTACGATATGACTATGGTAGCCGCTGTTGACTACTTTGAAATCTTGGAAATGTACGACTGCATCACCTTGCAGAACACCACGCTGAACGGAATCAAAGCACGTACAGCACTTGGCAAAGAAATAATAATAGACACCTTAAACCATTACTTCAATGAACTTCTTTAACTTTAACTATTACAAGGAGATGAAAAGACCAACACCTGAAACCATAGCACACGTTATGGCGGGCAGAATCGAGATGCTGTCCTTGGTCTTTATCGACAGCGCAATGAATATGCCCACGGATGGGTACCTAATTCCCACCGGAGACACGCACCTATCCGCACACCACTACATTATGAAGGAGGACTGGGTACGGCTGTGGCTTGAGAAGGCAGGCCCCGCTCCACGGGGATATTACTACGGCCTTGTTCAGGAGGGGCAGAAGTACAGCCTCAATATGTACGAGCGGTTCGACAGGCTTGAAGATGCTATGTTCGCCACTATCTACACAGGCGCAACGTATGCTTATGACGTTAAGAACAGGACGCAAATCCAATTCCAATGAAAGTTTACGTCCTACATTTTAAGAGAACCGACAGGTTCGGTGTTGAGGGCACGAGAGAAATTTATCACAATCACTCTTCTAAATGGCTCCTGCACCTTGACTACCACAAACAAAAAGAGAATCCAAAAAACCATTCCTTTCGCATAGAAGAAAGGGAAGTAAAACAACTAACAAAATGAAATCAAAAAAAGAAATTGCAAGCGAAATCCTCAAAAAGTACGAGGACAAGAACGAACGCCACTTCCGAGACGAAGACAGGGAGTGGATTATTGAGGCTATGCTTGAGTTCAAGAGGAACTTTGTCCCTAAAGTACTTGACCTACGAGGCCCATCCAGACGAAAGGGCGCAAGTTGGCTTACCAAACTGCCTAATGAAGTTCAAGTAATGTGGAGGCACGATGTGTTGAAACTTCGTGGAGAAGCAGATGTTGAGTGGCTACTTAAAGGGACTGATACCTTTTCGGGATTTATTGCAGGCTCGTTCGTGTGGGAAAAGTCAAGTCAAGGATATGATTTTTGGTATAACATTTCAAAGGGAAAATATGTACCGCTACAATAAAGAAACCCTATCGTTTGAGAAGACATCAAACAGGAAGAAAAACTTGGCTGTAGGTGCCGTTTTTATGGCCTCTATTGGACTTGCGGCCTTCAGTGGCAATACGCTCGTCTACGAACCTGTAGTGAGCGTTAACGTGTCTCAAAACAACTTCACCGAGGAACGTCTTATCCGGGAGTTGAAGAAGTTGAACCTGCGCTTCCCGCACATTGCCTTGGCTCAAGCCCGCATTGAGAGCGGAGGATTCAAGTCGGGTATTTTCCAGGAGAATAATAATCTGTTCGGGATGAAACAAGCACGGCAACGTGCTACGACTGCGATGGGAACGAACCGGGGGCACGCATACTACGAAACCTGGGAGGACTGCGTTGTGGACTACGCCCTGTGGTGTTCCGCATACGCTAACAAGTGCCGAACCGAGGATGAGTTTTACAACTTACTATCCACCTATGCAGAGGCCGAACACTACGAGGAAGCCCTGCGAAAAATGATCGAAAAAAATAACCTAAAAGATAAGTTTTAATAGGTTTTTACGTTAGTTATGCGTACCTTTGAATAATCAAATAAATTAAATTAAAAGCAATATGAAACGGATGACCATTGACATAGAGACATCGGGTGTCACCCCCGAATGTTTCATCTACCAGATTGCCGCTTTGGTATGGGAGGGAACTGAAATCATTGACACCTTTGACGAGCGTATGGTTCGCAATTCAGTCGAATACGTGGACGACAACTCCACTACCGAATGGTGGAGTACTGCAGTTAGCGACAAGGTACGTGCATACGTTCACTCCGGAACGTCAGACGTGGTTTCTACATTAAACTCACTATCTAATTTCCTGCACAAGCACAAAGGCTGTCAGATATGGAGCCACTCCACTTTCGACATCCCAATCCTTGTCCACTTTGCCCGTAAGAATGGGGTAAGCCTGTATTTTGACTATCGTTCCTGCTTGGATATTAGAACCATCGAAAGGCTGTTCGATCCGATCGGTAAGCACTATATGAAACTCCGAGAAGGACTGCAGGAATCTACCCATAACGCTATGGTCGACTGCTGTTTCCAGATGAGATACGTCAACAAACTTGCTCCTGTAAACGAAGATAAGAGAATCGAAATTGTAGACGTAAACCTACTTGACGAGTATGGAGACAGCACATTAGCAACTTGGCTTATGCGATACCTATCCTCTCTTGACTTGCTAAAGATGGGACAGCCTGAAATGCTACGTGGAGCCTTGTTTATTGCACGTCATATGCACAAGGCGCAGTCGCAGGACGCTTGGGAAAGCGCAGAAGCCTCCATAAAAGCAGGAAGACAGATGACCTTTGAAGAATACTACAACAAAAACTATAACATCCAATAAAATGCCACGAGAAACAAAAATGAACCGGATCCTTATTAACATCAAGGAGAAAGACATAGACCACGCTGCTGCTGTAGAGGCTGTACTTGACGTAGTGTCAGGAGGCAAGGTTTGCTACGGAGCCAAGAACCGGAAGCACTATGCTTGGGAGACCAAGTTCGACAGCGGTCTGGTCGTATACACCCAACCAAAGTACTGGTCTAATTCAGAGACGTTCATAGTTACCAAAAATGAGGACACTAAAAACACTTGGGAGTCAAGCAGGGAAGTATGAACAACGAAAAGTATAACAACGAGTCGTATAACAAGCGGGTGGTTGAAATGAAGAAGGCACTAAAGAGCCTGTTAATACTTATCCTATGCGTATGTTTAATTAAAGAAATCATAAACCTAATCGTATGAATTTAGAAGTTTTTGACGGAGATATCATCCGTGTGAAGTTAGAGATACTTATGTACGGAAGCAAGATTGAAAAGGAGCTGATCTTCAATGACTCTTACAGCGCCCACCTATTATTTGAACACAGAGGAGTTGAGTATGTACTAGATGGAGATCTTGATGCTCTTGATGGACGTCTTGACTCCAAAAGCCCGATCAGGAGATTGTTCTTAACTATGTACAGGGAGAGTGACTTGGAACCCGTATGCTCCTCCTATGCCAATAGACTCACATCCAGTAAGAAAGGATGTGAATTATTAAGTGTTGCTGTAAGATACCTAAACAATGTTAACAATAATTTAACACAAAATCCTTGATTATGTCCCTGATGGCTTGTACCTTCGCAAAGTCTTTGCACGTTTAAAGCGTAGGGCGTAGGGCCCAAAAGCCCCCTAGCCCAAGCGAAGAGGGGACGTAGCGCCAACTATATTCTTAACTCAATTCAATTAACTAAAATCAATTCAATTATGGCTACAACAAAGCCCGCATCACAACCTGATGCTCAGTCGTTTAACGACAAAGTGATCGCTATTCAGAGCGAGTTAAAGGCTCCCAAGAGCCAGTACAACAGCTTCGGTAAGTACGCTTACCGCAATGCAGAAGACATCCTTGAGGCTGTCAAGCCCCTACTGAAGAAGTATGGCTTGTCTATGACTATCTCGGATAGCATTGAGGAAGTTTGTGGTATCGTGTATGTAGATGCTAACGTCTATCTCACGGATGGTACAGATTCGGTAACTGTAGGTGCGCAGGCTGGAATCGATCCAAATCGTAAGGGTATGGACATCGCTCAATGCTTCGGTGCTTCATCCTCATATGCCCGGAAGTACGCCCTGAATGGTATGTTCTTGATTGACGATACCAAGGACGCTGACTCCACAAACACGCACGGCAAGGATGTACAGACTACAAAGGCTGTCCCCTCCGCCCCTGCACAAGATACGTTTCAGCAGGCAATTGACTTCCTAAAGAGTTCTTCAGATAAGGGCAAGGCTTACGATGCCATTATCGCCAAGTATGGCTCAGGTTTTTCTGACGCACAGGTTAATGCTCTAAAGAAGTTTGTGTAGTAATGGAGTTTGCATTGAAACTACAGCAGGTGACTGGTAAGGACTACCTTACCTACACCTCTCTGAAGTACGCAACACAGGACGTTCGTCTGTTCGAGTTGTATGTTCAGGGTAAACTTCATAAAGATTCAGATGCACTCACGTTCGGTAGGCTGTACGACACGCTCTTGTTCACGCCAGAGCAGTTTGAGAACAGCTTTACGGTGATGGATGACTCTGAGATTGTCGCAAAGATTGGAGGCGCATCACCACGTGCCACCAAGGCTTACAAGGAGTGGAAGACAGAGCTAGCATCTACTAGCAAGACACTCGTTGGAATGGAGGACTACAGCAAGGCTATTGAGATGATCAACAGACTTGAGGACTCCGGTATCGTAGAGGCATATCTAAAGGGTCAGTACCAAGTTGAGTTGGCTGGGTTCATTGGAGATGCACCTGTACGTGGTTTCTTGGACTGCAAGGGGACTGGTTACGTGTCTGACTCCAAGTCTACACGTGCTATCTCTGGGTTCAAGCGTGACATATACTCTTTCGGTTACGACATCCAGGCGTATATCTATACGCAGTTGGCTGGCACGGATGAGTATTACTGGGTGGCGCAGGATACTAGTTATCCATACACGCCCAAGATATTTCAGGCATCAGAGCGTACTCTGGAAGGTGGACGCTTGAAGTTTGAAAAGGCTGTAGAGAATGTAAGGAACTTTGTTTTCAGTCCAAAGGAAGCCTACAGGTTCTACGATGTGGAATTAGTTTAACAATTTCTTAACATAGTAACTGACTGATTAACTTAACTTTGTGTAATAATTAAATCAAAAACAAATGGAACAGAAGACCTATAGCTCCGACATTATCGGGTTTGCAGAGGCAGGTAAGTTCGGTGGATACCGGATCAGCTTCAAGTTAGAGCAGCTCGACGAGCTGAAGAAGTACGCCAACCAGAAAGGCTACGTCAACTTGGACGTGAAGGATACCAAGTCTGGTAAGCCTCTCTGCACGGTGTTCAACCCACGTGCCCAGTCAGCAGCACAGGGACAGACTCCTCGTGCAGCAGCTCCACAAGGCCGTCCCGAACAGCCTCAGTTGAGCAATGACGACCTGCCGTTCTAATGACCAAGGCGATTGGTGTGTTTCTCTGTTTTGAATGGGGCCTCAGCTTTATAGGAGCTGATGGCCCCCAATTCAGGGGACTAGACAAGAACAGTAAGGTTGTGTACTTTAAGCTGTTCTCCGCCAAACTTGAGGGCAGGGATGTAGTGTTGAACAAACCAATACAGGACGAGGACTACGACAGGTGGCCCGTCATTATGATCGTAAACAAAGAGGGTGACAACACGATTCTTGTATCAAAGGAATGCTTGAATGAATTTAAAGATGGAAGGGCATCAATTGACAGCATAGCTAAACACGTCAAATTGAAGGCAGACATCGGGATCGAAAAGTAAGATTAGAGTTCTTTGACATATTGGAATGAAGCAGATTGGCGGAAATGGTAGACGCTTGGTATGCTGGATCGGGTAGTCAGGACCGACACCTGATTGGAAGGCATATCAGATTGCACGACAGTCCAAAGTGCAAATGTGAGTTCGATTCTCACCTGCTTCTCAAAATTAAAATACTATGTGTGAACAGACCAACGACATATGGTATCTAGAGTTGAAGATATCATATACTAAGGCCAGGAAGAAGGTCGTGAAGAAGGCTTGGGGAATTACAGATTGGATGGAGTTGCGTTGCATAAGAAACGATAAGGCTCTTATGGAGCAACTAGTGTATAGGTACGATTTACAGAAGTCTACGGACATTGTTATACTTGCCGTGACTAAATCTGTCAACCTAGGTAAAAGAGTAACGTATTAAATATACAAAATGAAATACAAGAACAGGTACGGTGATGTATTCACATTTGAAGAGAATGAACAGGGAAATGTGCAGTGGTCTGGAAACTTTAAACACTATAGAGCAGGCTATAAAGATAACCCAGATGATCCTACATACATTGATCCATCAGGTGGCCCATTCATAAGTATAGGTGATTCTATGGAGGAGTTTGGACTGGATGGAATTGTCTCTGGGTTTGTTAGTAACGAAAATGGTTTTGAAATTTTAATTGAAAAGAAATGAAAAAGAAAGTTGATGATTATTTAGATGCCTTTTTTAATGGTGATGCAGATCCAGTAGAAGCTTTGTACGAATGCTCTAGATGCTTATCTATTAATAAGCAAGATCTTTCGGGAGGTTCAGCGGGCTTATGTTCTGAATGTGAGGAAGTTGATTACTGGGATTTGAAAGCTATTTTTCTAGATGGGGTTTGGGAAGATATAGAATAAGTTTAACCTTTAACACCAACGAGAAATGAAAGTTACGGTTGAGTTTAATCTTCCAGACGAGAAGATAGAATACGAGTTGTTCAACGATGCCTCGAAGATGCACTCGGTATTATGGGAGATGGATCAATGGCTCAGGGCGCAAATTAAGTATCCGTCCGAGAAGATTAGCGATGACGAATACAAAACCTACGAGAAAACAAGGGCTCAGTTGCACGAGTTTATGGGTGACCATAACTTTAATTTTGATTGATATATCCATCACTTTACAAAATGTGAGCATTTTACTTTACACTTTGTGACCATTTCACTTTACACTTTATGAGAAACCAGGTAGAACTTATGGGCCACTATGGCTCAGACTTAACACACGCCCAGTCAGCGTGGACTTCTACGAGTCGTGAGTTGACTGATAGTAAACTTGAACGAGTCGGATCACTTCTTGAGATGCTGGCCACCGAGGGACACGAGACTCCTTTTGAAAAATCTACCCTGCACTTTCTGGTAACAGTTGACCAAGCCACGCACATCCACCTTCTGAAGCATCGCATCGGGGTAAGCATCAATGGTGAGTCAGCAAGGTATAAGGAACTAAAGGAGGATAAGATGTACTTACCTGTGGACTGGCCTGAGACAATGCAGCAGGACTTGTACGAGTTCACCGAGCAGGCAAACGAATACTACCACAAGTTCTTGGAGATACTTACTCCAATGCTTGGGCGTAAACGAGCAAAGGAGTCAGCACGTTTCTTTAAGACATTCAATTCACAGATTACGATGGACATCTCGTTTAACTTCCGTTCGTTCGTTCACTTCCTACGACTACGGGATTCAGAACACGCACAGAAGGAAGTACGAGAGTTAGCACAGCAGATGCTGCACCAAGTAAAACAGATTGAAGGAAACCCATTCGAGCTAACCATCAAGGCATTTAAGTTATGAAAGTGCGTGACCTTATGCCGATAGTAAAATCAGCAGTGGATGATGTTTTGTCTCATTCGGAGATGATGCAGCAGGATAGATCAAGGCTGTCATTCGCTATCTACCTAGAAGTATACAACAGAATTAATAAACTAAAAGGAAAACACAATGATTCCAAAGACAAAAGCTGGAACGGATAAGGGTCTAGGATCCGACTTCCGATATGGCAGATGGGATGAGCCAGGAAACTATGGAGCATCTATCGTATCAGACCCAGGTGATGAAGTAGAACATATAGAAGAGAATACAAAATGAATACAGAGGATAAGATCATTGAGGTTACAAATGGAGTTCGTGACCTTTTAATTGAAAAAAATCGTGCGTATGGTGACAGCGCATTGAAGCCCGGTAATATCTTTGCCAAGGGTACTGCGGTAGAAAACATCTGCGCCCGTATTGACGACAAGCTGTTCCGTATCAAGAACAAGGGACTGAACGACCTGACAGAAGATACGGTACAAGACCTAATCGGATATTTAATCTTACTTAAAATTGCATTACAAGATGAACGTAACAATCTTTCGGAGCCTGTACGACAAGAGCCCGAACTACATAAGCCTGGAAACAGCACTCTCTCGGATAGCCTCTGGCAAACAGGCTACACTTATCGAGCAAGTGAGGGGTGGAGACAAAAAGGCGAAGACGACCCTACCGATTGTATTGTTTTCCGGTGAGTTCTTAGGACGTAATGATGACGACTTACAGAACCACTCAGGGTACATTGTACTAGACTTTGACCACATTGACGTTGATAGTGTCAAGTCTGTAGTAGGTACCGACCCATACGTGTATTCGTGTTGGGTGTCACCGTCAGGAGACGGACTAAAGGCACTCGTGCGGATCACAAACCCAGAGAGACACCGAGACCACTTCCGCTCACTTGAGCGTTATTTCCAAAACCAGTATGGACTGGAGTTGGATAGCAGTGGAGTCAACGAAGCACGTGCCTGCTTTGAGTCCTATGACCCAAACATCGTTATCAACGAATACTCACAGAAGTTCGGTGGTATGTTGTCTGAAGAGGCTCTAGAGCAGAAGGTTGAGAAGCGGGATTCCTACACGGACTACCTAAAGCTCAACATTGCAGCACGTATGATACGCTTCGCTGAAGATGGAGAGAAGCACAGTATGTTGTTACGTGCGTCTGTCCTATGCGGTGGATACATCTCTGCAGGACGTATGGAGGAAGAGGAAGTCATCCGAGTACTGACACGTGAGATTCTAAAGCGTGATATAGACTCAGAGGAACTTGCTATCAGAACCATCCGTGATGGAATCGAGAAGGGCAAGTCTATGCCCATCCGGGAGATCATCGAGGAGGAGTCATCCTACCAGCGTGAGATGCTTATCAACGATGGAGATATGTCTTTCATATCTTCTGACGATGAGGATTTCCGCTGGATTGATGACTACGCACAGGGGAAGATTGAGGTGGGCTTGGACACAGGCAATGATAACCTAGATAAGTACTTCCGGTACAAGCGTGAGTTTATGATCGTAAACGGACATAGTAACGTGGGTAAGACTACATTCATTATGTTCCTGATCGCAAACAGCGTAATTCGACACAACTGGAAGTGGGTAATTTACTCCTCCGAGAACAAGACAGCATCTATCAAGATGAAGCTGATGCAGTTCTACGTGGAGCGACCCGTTGCACAGATGGACTACAAGGAACGTGTACGTGCATACAACTGGGTGAAGGAACACTTTATCATCATCAACAACTCAGACGTATACTCCTATACAGACTTGATTCTGTTTGCAGATAAGTTGCAGCGCAATAGGAAGTTTGATGGGTTCTTTATCGACCCATACAACAGCCTAAAGATTCAGATGTCTGGCAACAACGGTATCTCTACCCACGAGTACCACTACGAGGCAGCGTCTGAGTTTCTCACCTACGCCAAGAAGAACAACATCGCAGTGTGGCTTAACACCCACGCAGTGACAGAAGCACAGCGTAGACGAGACGAGTCAGGACAGCCTGTAGCGCCTATGGCTGAGGATACTGAAGGAGGGGGCAAGTTTGTCAACCGTGCTGATGGATTTATTACGATCCATCGGAAGATTGGCCACCCTGAAGCGCATATCCGCAGGACCACTGAGGTACACGTCAGAAAGGTACGTGAGGTAGAGACAGGAGGAGAACAGACTCCATACGACTCACCTATCTACTTTGAGATGAACTCCTCGAATACGGGCTTCAATCCCATCATAGGATCAAAGCTGTTCAAGCCATTGGCCTACGAATATGTACAAGAAACTTTTAATCTAAATGTTGAACCAGGTATTGCAGGAGCCGATATCTTTTAATAGCTTTGCATATGCCACTAAAACGAAACAAATCAAATGGAAAAAGAACCAAGAAAAAAGACCTCGGCATCTACAAAAGTGCCCTCGAAGCGTACTGCGCCAAAAGACTCAGTGAAGAAGGTATCGACTACGGCTATGAATCAGAGTCGTTTACCATACAAGAGGGTTTCACACCGTCCAATACTTACATTAAGTCTGTACCGAAAAGTAAAGAAATGGTTGTCTCGACTGGCAAGAAAGTTCTCCCGATTACTTACAAGCCTGACTTCGTAAGCCATAAGCACAGATTCGTGATAGAGACCAAGGGTTTTGTAAGAGCGAATGACAGCTTCCCTTTAAGGTGGAAGATGTTTATGAAGTTTCTACACGCTAACCATATGGATTACGACTTGTACATACCTAAGAATAAAGAACAAGTTGATCACGTAATAAAATTAATAAAGAATGGAAACTAATAGACTGTCAGAAGGATATTTCAGAGGATGTAACGAACTTCACGAGATCGCAAATAGATTGTACGAAGCTGTCCACGAGAGCAACGGAGAACCTATTGTAGACCCGGAGCGAGTTGCTAAGATCACGGCAAACGCTATGCGTGAGATCAGGTGGAATGTAGATTTCATCCGTGATATGGCCCGTGAATATGATGAAGAATCCAGCAAATGATAAGCGTAGTATATGTTGATGGCCTGCACGGTGTTAACTACCACAGGCTCATCATCCCATTAAAGCGTCTTCAGGAGCAGGGACACTTCTTCCACTGGATTGACTCACTCAAGGGACTTGCAGAAATTGATCTAGAAAAGGTCGACTACCTGATTGTCTCCCGTAAGCTGAACGTGGAAGACCACTCCTTATTTAGAAAGATTCTAGATAAGTATGGTGTGAAGCTGATCCTTGACAATGACGACTACTGGGAGCTGGAGTCTCACAATGCTGCACGTGAGTTGTACTTCCGATACTTCGCCAAGGAGATCAAGGGTACGATTAAGATTGCAGACATCATCTGGTCTCCTTCTCATATCCTAATAAATGAGATGCGTAGGTTGAATCCTAGAGCTAAGTATTACTACGTTCCCAATGGAATTGATCCCGATGACCCGCAGTGGGATATTCAGAAGATTCCAAGCGAGGAGGTCCGATTCGGATACCTTGGAGCTATGGGACACGGTAAGGACTTGGATTTGATGGGCTACGACTTCTCTGATAAGGAGATGTACAGCGTTATGCTTGAGGACTACCCTGATAAACTTGGAGCCAAGTATGTTATGTCTCCATCTGATACATTCAGTTATGGACGTGCATACGAGTACTTTGATGTATCTCTGGTGCCACTGAAAAACACTAAGTTCAACAACTGCAAGTCCGACCTAAAGATTTCTGAGGCTGGATTCTCTAAGACTGCAGTCATTGCATCTAACGTCACCCCATACAAACAGGTGATTGAACACGGTGTGACTGGCATCTTAGTAAAGGACAAGGGAGAGTGGAAGGAAGCTATTGAGTCTATGACTATGCCAGAAGCAAACAGACTTGCAAATAATCTGTATGACTACTGCGTGGAACACTACCACATAGACAAACTCAACCAGATTCGCATAAACTCTATGATTAAGTAATCGGTGTAAGCCCCTGTAGCTCAATTGGATAGAGCAACGCACTTCTAATGCGTAGGTTGATGGTTCAAATCCATCCGGGGGTACTAACACCATAAAATAAAAATTATGATTCATATCATCACACCCTGCCATAGACCTGAGAACCTGGATACAATTAAGCAGTCTATACCTGCAGAATGTAACTGGGTTATAGTTTATGATAAACTTATGGACGACCATCCAGACATTGAAGGCGCTGTAGTAATGCGTTCAGGTATGACCGGGGCGTTCGGAGCCCATAACAGAAACCACGCCCTAGAGAACTATCCCTTCCAGGATGAGGACTGGGTAGCATTTATGGACAGCGATAACATCGTTCACCCTGAATGGTACGAGTCTATAAAACCTCACCTAGATAAGGATTTTGCTATGATAACCTGGGGACAGATTGTAAAAAGTGGAGAAAAGCGTCTCGTTCCTGTGACAATTCCACAAGTAGGTAACATTGACTCAGCCTCATATATCGTCAAGTGGAAGTACGCAAAGAAGTTCCGATGGTCAGAGAACTACACCCACGATGGTGAGTATGCTGAGGAAGTAGCTAAGCAGGGACGAGTACTAGCTCTAAACAAGTACATTGCGTACTACAACTACATTTAGTAATGGGTACGGAGGGAGGAAAATTCATCAAGGAATCATACGAAGAAGAAAACGATTGGTCAATAGAGCACTTCTCACGCATTCTACAGATGAGGGAGTATGAAGTGCTAAATAAACCAAAAGAAGACTACAGAGTTGATATAACAGCCTTTAAAGACGGCAAAGAGAGTTACTACGAAGTTGAGGTAAAGAAAGGTTACCCATTTACTAGTGAGGAAGACTTCAAGTTCCCAACCGTATCTTTCCTTGCTAGGAAGAAGAAGTGGGCAGAGATTGGATTCTGGTACGTTATCATATGCAAGGAGACTCTGAGTATGGTTATGTGCCACAGCGATGAAATCTTTAAGGATGAATACAGAGTACATAGAAACGTAAGTACCTCACAGAGAAAGGGTTCTGATATTATGTATCACGTACCAAAAGAGAAGTGCACATTTATTACTTGGAATGACTTGACGGAAGCGTGATAAGTGTTATCTTCGCAACCCTTTAACCAAAAACAAAAACACCTATGGGACTATTTGATGAGCGGATCCCCTACAAGCCGTTCGATTACCCCGTCTACTATACTGACGGATGGCTTAAACAAGCACAAGCCTTCTGGCTACATACAGAAATTCCTATGCAGAACGACTTAAAGGACTTCAGGGAGAATCTGTCAGACGATGAGAGGCAAGTTGTAGGAAACATTCTACTTGGTTTCGCCCAGACAGAATGTGCAGTCGGTGACTACTGGACAACGATGGTTACCAAGTGGTTCCCAAAGCACGAGATTCGTCAGATGGCAATGATGTTCGGATCCCAGGAAACCATACACGCTGCTGCATATAGTTACCTGAACGACACACTCGGCCTTGAGGACTATGAAGCATTTATGCACGATGAGGTTATGGCTAAGCGATTTGAGAACTTAGTCAACACCAAGGCAGACTACACACACGAGGACCTGAAGGCATCTGAGGAGGCACGTAAGGACGTTGCTCGCTCTATCGCTATCTTCTCCGCTTTTGCCGAGGGAGTTGCTCTATACTCTTCCTTTGCGGTCCTGTACTCCTTCCAGATGCGTAATCTGTTGAAGGGGATTGGCCAGCAGATGAAGTGGTCAGTTCGTGACGAGTCGCTGCATAGCAATATGGGTGTCGCTCTGTTCAATCATATGTGTGACGAGTACCCGGAGCTGCGTGAGGCTGTACGTGAAGATGTGCAACAGGCTGCTGCATTAATGCTTCAGATGGAGATGTTCTTTATTGATGGTATCTTCCAGATCGAGAAAGCCTCACTTGAGAACCTGAGCGCAAGTGATCTGAAGAACTTCATCAAGCACCGCACCAATACGAAGCTGATGGAACTTGGCTACGAATCTACTTACAAGGTAGACGAGGAAGCACTAGAGCGTATGGAGTGGTTCGGTCATTTAACAGGTGGCGTGACACACACCGACTTCTTCGCTATGCGCCCTACTGACTACAGCAAGGCAAATGAGGGAGAAGACTTTGAATCAATTTGGTAATATAATTAAGTAATGAAGAATCACGGAGAACAGTTTGGGTGGGTCCTAGGTGTGGACCTGCCCGAATGGGGTAACACAGAGGTGTATGTTAAGACGATATCCAAGGGGTATCTTATTGGGAATGAGACACCTAGAGATGCTTATATGCGAGTAGCTACAGCAGCGTCAAACAGACTAAAGGCTCCAAACCTGAAGGCTAAGTTCTTTGAGCTGATGTGGGACAACTGGCTCGGACTTGCCACACCTGTACTTGCCAATATGGGTACAGACCGTGGGCTTCCTATCTCTTGCTTCGGTATCGATGTAGGTGACAGCATTCAGGAGATTGGTACCAAGAACCTTGAGATGATGCTGTTGGCAAAGCACGGGGGAGGAGTAGGCGTGGGTATGAATATGATCCGCCCTGCAGGTTCGTCAATCGCAAACGGAGAAGGGACTACAGACGGAGTAGTTCCATTCTGTAAGATATACGACAGCTCTATCCTAGCCACATCGCAGGGCAACGTGCGTAGAGGTGCGGCATCTGTAAACCTGAACATTGAACACCAAGACTTCTATGACTTCTTGGAGATCAGAGAGCCAAAGGGAGATGTAAACCGTCAGTCTCTAAACCTGCACCAGTGCGTTGTAGTTGGAGACAAGTTTATGCGGAAGCTGGAAGAGGGAGACGCAGAGGCACGTAAGCGTTGGTCCAAGGTTCTGCAAAAGCGTAAGGCAACAGGAGAGCCGTACATTATGTACAAGGGCAACGTAAACAAGAACAACCCTGAGATGTACAAGCACAACGGCCTGAAGGTCTTTATGACAAACATCTGCTCCGAGATCGCTCTGCACACAGACGAATCGCACAGCTTTGTATGCTGCCTGTCTTCTATGAACCTAGCCAAGTATGACGAGTGGTGCAACACAGACGCTGTATACTACTCTACAATGTTCTTGGACGGAGTTATGGAGGAGTTCATTCAGAAGGCTAAGACGATGCGTGGATTTGAGAATGCTGTCCGGTCTGCTGAGAAGGGACGTGCTCTTGGTCTTGGTGTACTTGGGTGGCATACCTACTTGCAGCAGCGTGGCCTGCCGTTCGAGGGTCTTGCCGCACAACTTGAGACAAGACGTGTATTCTCGCACATCAAGATGGAAGCAGAACGTGCTAGCCGTGATATGGCCCGCACCTATGGAGAGCCATTGTGGTGCCGAGGTTTCGGTATGCGTAACACGCACCTGATTGCCATCGCACCTACCGTATCTAACTCTAAGCTGTCAGGTAATGTGTCCGCAGGCATTGAACCTTGGGCAGCAAACGTGTTCACTGAGCAGTCTGCTAAGGGTACGTTTATCCGAAAGAACCCAGAGTTGGAGCGTGTGTTAAGTAAGATTGGCAAGAACACCAGAGAGGTATGGGAACAGATTCTAGTGGACGGTGGTTCCGTACAGAACCTAGACTTCCTGGATGAGTGGGTCTATGTTAACGGAAAGATGAAGGAGGTTAGTAAAGTCAACGTGTTTGAGACTGTTGACAAGTTGAAAGACATCTTTAAGACGTTCAAAGAAATCAATCAGCTTGAATTGGTACGCCAGGCCGCTCTGCGCCAGAGCTATATCGATCAATCACAATCACTTAACCTTGCCTTCCCATCCGAGGCCACGCCAAAATGGATTAACCAAGTCCATATGGAAGCTTGGAAGTTAGGCGTGAAGACGCTGTACTATATGCGTACAGAATCTGTCCTTCGTGGCGACATAGCCACGAGAGCAATGGACCCAGACTGCGTAAGCTGTGACGGGTAGAAAGAGGGGCCTACGGGCCCCTTTTTCATTTACCCCTGTCCTACATACGCCTTCTTGTAGTTGGTGGCGTTCTTGCTCTTGGAGTGCTTAGTCTTAGCGTGTACTCCCTTGCGCTTCTTCTTTGGTTTTGGAACAAAGGCTGTTCCTTCTTTAGCTTTAGCCATCTTATTTCATTTTACCTCTTAATACATAAGCTTCCTCATCCTTGTTAAGATATCGCTTTACTGCGCTCTTAGCATTACTCTTAAGATCTTTATTTCCGTAGTACTGAGAAATCTTCGTTAGCGCCAAGTATTCTTCTCTCATATCGCTCAGTGCCTCGAATCTGTTCTCTCTAGCGTCTCCCTTAAGCTTAGTATACTGCTCGTCTTTAGTAATACCATTACTAGACTCTTTCACAATATAGTAGAACTGCTTACCAGCGTTAGACTCGTAGTCCCTAACTGCAATCCGCTTAACAAAACGGGTAAGGAACTCCTGAGTCCAATTAAGTTCTGGGTTATCTTCAACAGCCTTAGATGCGTCCCTTCCTGAAGAGTATGCAGATGGAGGAGCTATAGTGCTCTTTATACTGTGCCCAGCCAGCTTTAGTGCCTTTGTATACAATGGATCGTAACTCTCGTACAAATCTCCAGCATATTCATTCTTTCCAGTGAAGATCGATACAAGTAATTCAACAGCCATATTAGGCTGGACATCAGCAGCCAGTGATTTAATAGCGCCCTCTAACTCGCCATTAGATAGTTGAAATATAGTGTTAGTGATGTCTCCATACGTATCCTCCATAGACAAATCGTAGTAAGCGATTCTACCGTCAGGATATACTTTCTTCACTACAAGGTTGTGACCGTCCATCCAGTTGGCTCTTAGTTTAAGGGCATCTTCATACAGTTCTTCATCATCGCCTAGGAACATAGATGACAGCATAGCAGGAACTACGTATGCCATAGATAATGCAGTCGAAGCCCCCATCAATTTAGATACACCACTGATTGCATACGCTTTTCTCTGTACGCTAGACAGCTTAGGATCAGTGCTCTTCTTAATGTCTTCTACAGCTGTAATGAACACGTTAGATATAGATCTAGCGGCCTCAAGTTTAAATGACAAGAAGTCACCAACAGGGAACTTTGCAATTTTCTTGTATAACGGCGGGAGTCTTGAGAACGTAGGAGTAGTGCTCTTAATCTCCTCTGCTAACGCAGCATCAGATTTATACTGTTCAGCTTCAGTTAATTCGCTAAACGGCTTACCGAACATCTTATTAGCAGCGTTGTCACGTTTGTTTCTGAAAATGACCATCTTGGTGTAGTCGTCAATTGCAGAGTACTTCTCTCCTAGCTTAGCGTCAGCAGATTTAATGTAACTAGAAGCCTTTTCAAGTAGTTTTGTATCCCCAGTAAGTGAAGATACATATATGGAGTTTAGGTTTCCTACAATATCCGCATTAACGTCAGTTCCGACAAGTCCAAACTCAGCCATACGGTCAAGCAGTGCTGTAACTTCAGGATCTTCTTTCCCAGCCAAAAACTTAGCCCTGTTTATTAAATCTGTTATAGTTGAAGTATTGATTACACCATTGGCTAGCATAATTTGCCATCCACCAGTAATGTTCTTTCTCCAGGTTGGTGAGTTGTATATAACCTTACTTTTTCTGGAAAGCTTTAGGATGTTGAAATATCCCTGTATCCAAGCTATATCAGATGAGTATATGTCCTCGTTATTGATTACATCGAATACGTCCTTATGTACGTACATATCATTTAACGGAGAGAACTTATCATTCACCTTGATGAACTCTCTAGACTTAATCTGTCCATCTGTAACCTGATCAGCAGTCTTGATTGAATCAGCGCCAAGTGAGGTGACAATCTTGTATACCATCTCTCCCTTATACTTGATATTGGCAAGAGCTACAGCAGTGTCTACAAATCTAACTACAGGATCCTTCTCAACTCCAAGCAGCTGCTGGATGTATTCAGGAACAGTTTTCTTTCCAGACAACTGATCGGAAGGAATCTTAATCTGTCCAGAAGTTACCACCCCAGAAGCCTTGAACTCTGGCGTATTTCTAATCCTCTCAATTTCAGCAATATATTCGTCAATCTGCTTTTCTGCCTTGCGGAGGATTTTGTCTCGGCTTGAGTTGATCTTTACCTCAGCATCATCTGGTGACATTCCCTCCTTCAACAGCTTATCAAGTTCATATGCAATGTTGCTATCAAACTGGTGAGCAATAGCCTCCCTACGCATAGCCTTGTCTATCGTATAGTTCTTGTCCTTCCAGAATCTGTACGAAGTTCTAAGATATGTACCGATATTGGTCTGGATTGTAGCCTTCAAGGCATCTGGAAGAGCCATAAATGAAGGGCTGGTAGTCAAGTCGCTAGACATAGAGTCAACGAAAGCCCGCATATCAGTAAGCAAATCGAAAATCTGTTCTCCCTTTGGACTCTTGTCGATAATATCGTATGAGTTAGCAAGGTCTCCTGATAGATACGCAGTTACTGCCAATCTCAGTTCATCATTCTTTCCAAGCAACTTATTAAGAGCCTCTGCCTGTACACGAATCTTCTTACCAGCTCTACCTACCATAGATTGTTGTGTCTCTTTGTATGAGCGTACAAGCTGCTGCTCTGGAGTCAGGACAAATGCACGGAGCGCATTGTCTTTAACCTTCTGCATAGCAGTAGGCTTAACCGCTCCTTCTGTGGCTAGTTCATCAACAATAATCATCGCATCTACTGACGGTCTTGATTTTTTGTTTGACTTAGCTATAGCTTTATCCAGATCTTCTTTAGTGCCCCACTTATAGGAAGTCCTAAAAGAAATTGCATTTCCTTCAGAGTCTTTTATTATGGAATAGTTATCATTTTTAGGATCGGTATAGTCTATTCCAAACTCATTAGCTTTTTCGTCTCTTGGATCTACGCCTCCTTCATACATATACCCATCAGAGTGAGCAACAGACACTTGATCAAACTCTTTCCTGAAAGCTTCAGCATCTTCCATAGTCATATCTGGCACAAGGAAGCTATTCTCCTTATTTTCAAATACGCCATAGATTTTTGTGTAGTTTCCATACCCTCTTTCAGTAAGCCACTCCTCAGCTCTAGCAGTTCTAGCATCGTTGTCTTCTACGGTGTTAGCTGCTTGTGGGTTTTCTGCAGACATAAGTGCATATTTGCCCTTGTTGATTATTGCTTCAATCTGGGATTTAGTATATGGACTATTGTCAAGTTCGTCTAGTTCTGACTTGCTAAAACTTTTTTTACCTCCATCAAACTTAGAGCTTCTAGCCTCAAAGCCATCAATCTGAGAGAACTCTTCTGGGAGCAGACCAATCTTCTGATCAGCGAATGAAGTGATTTCGTAGATCTCCTCAGCAACTTTAATAGCCTCTTCAATCTTTCCCTCATCACGTAACTTCCTAGCCTTCTCTCTGAGCTTGTCTGCCTTTTCGTTAACACCAGAGAAGTTTACGTATGAGTTCTGTCCACGAGTCTCCGAAGTCATAGCACGTCTGGCCAACGGGGAGAACATACGAGCGTGTACGTTCCAAGCGTTTTCCTCACCTAACGGGCCGAAAGAGTTGCCAAGCTCAGCGTGTCCGTAGAAGTCGTGAACAGCTCTAAACAAGTCATTGATAAGCATAGGCTCACCGTTGACATCCTTGAACTTAGTAGTATCCAGTAATGGGTTCTCCTTTCTTTGCTTAGCAGTAATTGGAGTATCTCCGAATCCAGACTCGGTAGAGAAAATCTTGATGCGCTTGTTTTTCCTCAAGTCATCAATCATCTCCTGAGAGTTAGCATATGGCTCCTCGTTATTAATCTCAACGGTGTACCCAGCGTCCAGGAAGGCGTTGTACTGGTCAACAGTCTCCTTAGATAGTGCTTCATATGCAGCAGCAACTTCTGGATCGTTTGGCGAATGTTTCATCGCATCAAACGCATCACTGATACGCTTTGCTCTGGCTTTGTCTAGCGTCCTCGTCCCTTCAAACGTAGGTCTTTCAGTTCCGAAAGCTCCTTTGAAATACTTGTCCGCAATGCTCTTAACTGCCTTGAGTGGCTCATTGAAGAGTCTGTTGCCTGCTGCAGGTCGTTTTGTTTCTTTTCCATCTTGTTGTGTTTTATTTACAGTAGGTTCCGATACACGAAGTGTGCCTCTTGAAACTCCGGGCATATTGCTAAGGCCAAGATCCGTGGCATACTTGTTCTTATCTCCCTCTCTCGCTGCAAGTGATACGATTTTTCCGTTTGTGGTTTCCGCTACTGGAATTGCTTCCATTGCTAGTTGAGCGTCATCGATGAGAATCATTTCAATACCACCTTCCTCTGACTCAATAACAGCTGGATACGATTCGTGAAATAGAAACCCGTCCTTTTCAATAGATGTCTTTCTAGCTACTACTGGCTTAGTTACTTTGATTAAGGAAACAATTGAACCTCTAGGCATACCATCTAAGATCGGATCAGCCAACATAGCAGCCAATTGGTCAGAAGTCACAACGCCATTAAGCTTGGCATTGTTTTTACCTCCAGGTGTGGTATTCCCAAGAAGCTCGGTAATAAAAGCTTTTCTACTCTCAAAGGCCCCACTTTCTACAGAGAACTTGTCCAACAGAATGTCGGTATTCTCCTTTACAGTCTGTGCGTTTACATCTGACAAATCAACGCCAGCTTTCTTTCCAGCATTTTTTACTTGATCCAAGAAAGCCTTGTTGCTAAGCTTCTTCTTGTCGGCAGCTTGGTTGATCAACTTCATCGCAACACTAAAGTATGTATAGTTACTTTTGTGCGAAACTTCAGACATAATAACAGGAGCAACAAGTGCATAACCACGCTCTTTAATCTGTCTGTTTATCTGGCCAACCAGAGGGGCTGCTTTTGATAGTTTAGATGCCGCCCAAACTTTTTTAGTCTGTGCGGGATATCCAAATCCTCCTTTCAGTTCTACTTTCTCGCCAGAAGGAAGGGTGTACGATCCAGCCGCTAGCCTGTCGGACTGAGTAGTGAGAACAGTCTCACCATCGTAATCCATAGAGGATACAGTCTGAGTCGGGAAGTTCTTAGATCGCTCCAGATTCTCTCTCTTGGCCTTGGGATCAACATTGCCTACAGATTTGCTACTAGATGGTCTAAATGTTCCAGTTAGAACCTCATTGAATACAGGATTGAAAGAAGATCCAGTGCTAGCTGCTTTTGCAAACGAGTTCATAAAGTCTACCACTTCCTTGGTAGTAGCTGCTTCCTTAAACACGGGGTCCATACCCATAGCCTTGGCAATCTTGTTGAAGAAATTTGCCAGCTTAGATGCCATACCTTGCGTGATAGACTTGGCATCAGAAGTCATAATGCCAGCGAGTTCAGCTAGGAACTCTTCACTGACAACAGCATCAGCATCTCCTTCATACTTAGATACGTGATCCTTTACACGCTTGGCAATAGCCTTTTCAGAAGCCGTGCCTGACTCAAGTACTTTAGCTAGTCTGTTAGAGAAGTCGATAGCAGTCTTTGCATCTTGAGCGTAAACTCTAAAGAAAGCAGCGTGGAACAGCTCGTGATAAGCTGTAACAGCATCTGCCTTACTGGTATTGATTACAATTTCAACTTTACCTGTATTCTTGTTCTGGAAGATTCTCCCCTTGTCAGAGCCATTTTCTTTTGCATCTACGTCAGCCATATTAGCCTTGTAGTAATCAGCGGCTTCTGCGTCAGAGTCTACGAATACATACGTGGCATCAGGAATAATACTAGAGAGAGTCTTAGAGGCTCTACGTACAGCATTGTATAGACTTCCCTTCTGGGGATCTGAAGCTGTTCTTGCTTTGATCTCCTGGGTAGTGGCTTGTTTACCTACTACTCCTCCGACTCTAGGTCCATCTCCTCCGACAGTATCATCGACAGTATCTCCAACTGCTTCTTCTGTGGTAGTTTCTGGAGTTTGCTCAAGAGCGACTCTTGCTGATTCGATTTCTCTTCTTGCTTTTTCATTTTGTTGTAGCATTTGCTCAACTCTTGCAGACTGTTCTGGTGAGGTTGAGAAGTTTAACATTATTTGGTATGCAGCATCTACTGCATCTTGACCCTTTAGATTGTATGTCTCGGTTCCGTCTGGACTAGTAAGTGAGACATTTTTAATAGAGCCATCCTTACCTCTCTTGATTGACTTCAGGCCAGTCTGTCTGTTAATCATAACAGTACCACCCTGGATCTTCTGATTGTCTCCACCATTGTAGGTGAATGAACCATCTTCATTTACAGAGATTCTACCCTTGGCCTCACTCAATCCGAGTTCCGATGTAGGTCTATCCTGAATCTCATCGATGTTTCCGATGTCGAAGATCTTGCCCTCTTCAGTCTCAATGACTACACGCTGACCGTCTTGGTATACGTCACCTTCTACGATAGTTTCAGAAACTGGGTCTGAGAATGTTGCACGTCTGTTTAACAGTCCACGTACTGTGCCTACTGTTTTTTCAGGTGCTTGAAGAACTCTACCTGCCGGAGTCTCTTTTTTGCCTGCTCCTTCGACAG